CCAGCCGTGTTGGTGATTACAGACAGCCAAGTCGGAGTCAGCGAGTCTCTTAACTAGACAGGAAACGTCCAATATTCCTGAAACTTTCTAGTGGGATCAATCGTGTGTCTAGGACAAGCCTGAGATGGGCACAGGCCACCAACAAATATTTTTTAGTACTTATTGCCGAAAAGCAAAAAGTGCTGTATAGTTTTATACATTGCCGTGCAAAGCAATGGAAGTTTAGGCCGTTTAAGTCTGTATCTTGCCTCCTGAGAAATTGGGGGGTTTGCACCAAGATACAGTTTTAAGCGGCCTTTTTCGTTTTTGCGCGGCTTTCGGACTCCATCCGTTAGCAAGTGGTTGTATCGCCAGCGTGGAAGTAAAGACAGACCCTCGGTGTGACCCGCACCTCCGAAGTAGCGAGAGCCAAAAGGAATAAACAAGGTTGTCAGTAATGACACATACCCTAGTCCGCTGGGAGATGATCGACAAGCCGGTGAGAACTGGCTTTATCGGGATTCCAGGGGAGGGCGGCTTGGCCGGCCGATAGACTGCATAAAAACCAGTCAAAGCACCTTGATAAAGAGTCGTTAGCCATCCTAGTTTCCCTGCAGGGGGAGGGAGGGTCAACGGGTAAGAGGGCTTAGCACTGACAACACAACAGTTGACATGCTTGGAATTCATGTGGTATGATATTTACGAGGGGAAAGCGGATGTTATGGTTTAAAACAATTGAGTCTTGAACCCATGCGGCCCATAGTGCAGCGAGTACCTTCACCTTTTAACTTAGGAGAAAGCAAATGAGTTGGAACATTTTTAAGAGAGTAGCTCTACTAGAGCAGCAGGTAAAAGACCTAACTGACTTTAACAGTGATCACAGCCGATGGATTGCTCGGCTGGAGGAGAAAGCACAAAAGCTGGAAAACGCAAACCAGGTTTTAGTGAATTCAAATCAAGCCTTGATTCGCAAGCAGGAGAATCTTGCCGAAAGAGTGAAAGATATTGCGCATGAGATTTATACGCAATCACGCCAGCCCAGCAGCGATGATGGAGGACGGATTGTCCGGCTAGAAGAAAAAGTAAAGCAATTAGAAAACAAGCTTTTTATCCAAGCGGTTGAACACAAGACATTCTCTGAGGTAGACAAAGCAAGGGAGGCTAAGCGTCAGTACCAGCGCGAGTGGTACGCACAAAACAAAATCAAACAAGCTGCGCGAGAGAAGAAGAATGCCTACGCAAGAGCCTACTATGCCCGCAAGAAAGGACAAACCAATGCGTAAAGTAACCCTAACGGAGATGTTAAAAGAGCCGTTCAAGAAACCAAGTCCATTGGAAGTCATAGCAAGAGAGTTGGCACACGCACACTTGGAGAAGCTAGACGCTGAGACTGCTGTGGAATACGCACAGTCAATCGTTGACTACAACATCACGCGAATTGCGCGGCTTAACGCACGGCTGGAGGAGTACAAGTGAGACACCTGCGTGTAAACGGAACCGAAAGGGTTTGGAGAGCCAAGTTGGTGGAGGAATACGACATTGACGACAAACACCACAAGCAAGCAATTTGCAACCTGATACATGACCTAAGCAAACTGGCGGTGGTACGTAACTACTACATTGACCGCGATACCATGACAAAACTGTACGACCAACACATGAGTTACCAACAAGGAGAAATGAAATGAAAGATGAAACAAGACAAGAGATTAGTGCAGCATATGCGAAAGACTACACCGACTGGCAAGTCAAAGAAGGCGGCTACGCAAGGGACATTACCTTGCGTGACCACTTTGCGGGATTGGCTATGCAAGGGCTAACTGTCCATAACATTCGAGAATCCTACGCCGAAATGGCAGAAAAGTCCTACACAATGGCAGATGCCATGCTCAAGGAGCGTGCCAAATGAACGAAGTAGACAAAGCCTACATGAACAAAGAACCCGCTGAACTGCACGACCCTGACCCAGCAGACGAAGTGTTTGCCAGCGTCAAGGCGCTTATCGCTGTGCTGGTGGTAGCTGCTGTAGTAGGGCTAATTTTTGCAACATGGTGGCACAAATGAACGAACGAATTAAAGAACTTGCTGAACAGGCATACGCGCTATGCGGCAAACATACTAATAATTATGACGGTCCCGCGTTTGCGGAAAAGTTTGCCGAGTTGATTGTGCGGGAATGTGCTGGTGTTTGCCACACGCATGGATGGGAAATGTTAGCGCATGGTATGTCAGGACACAGCATTGCTGATGACTGCGGCACACTGATTAAACAACATTTCGGAGTTGAAGCATGAACGCACAAATTTTAGAATTTGCTGATAAGGCTATTGAAGGTATGTCCGGCGCTTGGAATATCCCCAATGAATTTTGCACGCGGTTTGCCGAGTTGGTAGCAGCACATGAGCGTGAGGAGTGTGCAAAGGTGTGTGAGACAACAGCCCCAAGTCAGATAAATGGCTATGAATGCGCCGCCGCCATCCGCGCAAGGGGAACAACATGACAGGCTACGAATCAAAACGCGCTGCTGCGCGGGACAAGTTAGCACAGCCAGCGCAGGAGCCTGTGGCGTGGTGGGTTACTAGCCCAAATGGTGAACTAGATTGGGGTGACGAGCCGATTCGATACAAAGAACAGCGCCCTTTAGAAGAACTGCTCGATGGTTGCGGATATGCGCCCCTTTACACCACCCCACCAAAGCGCCCGTGGGTAGGGCTGACGGATGCTGATTGGAAAGAAATTGAAGATATGCCTGACACTTTTGACCAAGGTGTTGCGTGGGCGCAAGCCAAACTCAAGGATAAGAACAATGGATGATGATGACGACACACAGGTGTATCAGCAAGCAGCAGCATTTATAGCAGCAGCATTTATAGCAGCAGAAGAGCGTAAAGTAGGTACACGGTATGGTTATGTGCCTAAGCTGGACCCAAGTGAATACATGGATGAACAGCCAGCGCAGGAGCCGGTATGTCCAGCCTGCAAAGCAGGGGTGTTATATGAGTGCGTGGCTTGTAGTAGCAACAACTACCCAGCACAGCCAGCGCAGCGCACATGGGTAGGGCTGACGGATGATGAAGCGCAATGGCTTTATGACAACTGCCGAACACCAAGCAATTTAATTGACATGGTAGAAGCCAAACTCAAGGATAAGAACAATGGATGAGATTGAAGCACTTATTACTATTGCAGCAGGCACGTTTGCGTGCAAGGACGCGACATCTGCGGAACCTAACCCGTACTTTGCTAAGCCACCGTACAAACCATTTGCAATGAATGCCGTATACCCCGATGGGTCGCATGGCGTATACAACGCGCATGGTTTCAACTGCTTACGCTTTAGGGATAAGCCCGGAGCGGTATTTACAACCAAAGAAAACGCAATTGCATTAGCAGAAAGGTGGAACGCATGACTGAACGACTGATGGAAAAGCTGGCTAGGCTTGGCGCTGAAGCTGGCATCAAACAAATGACACCTGAGATAAACAGGTTCTTCATGCTGGTGCGTGCCGATGTGGTAGCACAGTGGCCTGAGCGCCCCGTTGATTTTGGGCCACAACCGGACATGGATGAAATATTAGTACACAAAATAAGCGAAGAGGTACTTGAATGCACTGTTGAGGATTTTCTTGAGCATGGCACATTAAGTTTTTTTATGCCTTTCCAATATAGTACTTGGGAAAGTGCATCCGATGGGTTGGGGGGCAAACCTGTAAATGACCCGTTAACCATCTATATGTCGATTGACGTATATGGAGACGATGACCGCATAACTTTTCACACAACACTGCGTAAACTTTTAGAAGATGTTTATGAAGGGTTTGAAGGTTTTACTGACCCCATGCAGCACTACTTGGATTCAGATGATGTTGGTTTGCTAACCCGTATCAGAGATGCGCTGCTTGCAGAGGTTGCCCATATTGATGGCTGGCTGCAAACAGCCAAATCAAAGGAGAAAAATGCATAAGTCAAACCATCATGCCATAAGGATGCTGCTACAACAGTACCATGATGGGCTGACCGTATCTGAACTAGCCGAGCGATTGGAAAAAGACCGAGCCTCCATTAGTCAGGCGTTATCACTAATGGCTGATGCGTACATAGACCGCTGGACATTGCGCAGGAAACAATGGGCGGCTGTGTGGTGTGTTATCGTTCCGCCTCAAAATTGCCCTAAACCAAACTAGAAAGGAGATAAATGGACATGCCAGACTTCGCAGCTTGGTCCAATGAAAACCTAGCAAAGTTTGCATCTGATTCTTACAAGAGGATGCAAGCACAACAAGAGGTCATCATGCAACTGCAAGGTGACTTCAAAGACGCAATGGTGCAACTGCGCCAACTACTGAAGGAAAGAAATGACTGAAAAAATCTTGTTGAGCAAAATCCGCCTTGATGGTGGAACACAACCCAGAAAAGAGCTAGACGAAACCCTGGTCCAGCACTACACCGAAGAGATACTTGAAGGCCAGGAATTCCCGCCAATCGACCTGCACTTCGACGGCAAGCACTACTGGCTCTCTGATGGCTTTCATCGTTGGCACGCACACAAACGTGCAGCACACAAAGACATTTCCGCCAACGTCACTCAAGGCACCAAGCGTGATGCTTTCATTGCCTCACTCAAAGCAAACTCACAACACGGTAAACCCCGATCCCCTGAAGAGCGCCGTTATGTCGTGCAAATGGCCCTTGAAGACATTGAGTTAGGTGAACTATCCGATACCCAAGTGGCCCAAATCTGCCAAGTAAGCAACATGACTGTAGGCCGTGTACGCAAGGCGCTGGGCCTCAAGAAAGAAACTACTGTTGGTAAAGATGGCAAGCGCCGAGACACCGCAAACATTGGCCGCAAAGCACTTCCTGCCGCTTACCCTGAGTTTGAAGAAGAAGACAAGCTCACGGAGATGGCCACAGAAATCAACGCGGTATCTGAAGAGAACACAAAGCTCAAAGATATGCTGGCTGTGCGGTCCTTGCCTGTTTCGGAAGAGGCCCGAGCCGAGGTACAAGAAACCATCGAGTCTCTGCGAGAGCAAGTCAAAGAGTTAGAGGCAAAACTTAAATCCATGACGCAGAGCAGGGATGAGTTCATGTCTAAGAATGCAGAGATGCTCAAGCAGATAAACTATTGGAAGCGCAGAGCCGAAAAGGCCGCATAACACCGAAGCTGGGCGGTTTCCCAGCAGGAGAAAGCATGATTGAATTAAGACCACATCAAGCGGATGTAGTGGATAAGCTCGAACAGGGTTTTACCCAACACCGCTGCCAACTGTTGTACGCACCAACAGGTTTTGGCAAAACAGAAGTAGCCATGCACATCATGGTTCAAGAGGCTAAGAAGGGCATCAAGGTTGCGATGGTGCTAGATAGGATTGTGTTGGTAAACCAAACCAGCACGCGCCTGTCCAGGTACGGCATCAACCACGGAGTGATGCAGCAAGATCATTGGCGGTATCGTCCCCATGAAAGAATCCAGGTGTGCAGCGCGCAGACGCTGGAACGCAGGGATGACTTCCCCGAAGTTGGCCTTTTGATAATTGATGAGTGCCATGTGCAGCGCCAAAAAGTCATCGAGTACATCAAAGAACACCCAGAGATTCGCGTCATTGGCTTGACCGCTACGCCCTTTACTAACGGCCTGGGCTCTACCTACACCCATGTAGTCGGAGCAAAGCCTACGGGCGAATTGATCAATGAAAAGTGGCTGGTTCCACTCAAGATCTTTATAGCCAAAGAGATTGACATGACCGGCGTTAAGAAGGTGGCCGGCGAATGGTCACAGGATGAAACAACCAAGCGCGGTATGCAGATTACCGGCGATATAGTTGATGAGTGGATTAACAAGACCAACCAACTGTTCGGTGGTCCTAAAAAGACTGTGGTGTTTGCCTCCGGCGTGGAGCATGGACGCGACCTTGTTAGGCAGTTCAACGAGCGCGGTTACAACTTCGTTTCCATCTCTTACAAGGAGGATGATGACTTCAAAAGGGACACAATTGAGGATTTCAGCGCCCCTGACACGAAAATTCACGGACTAATTGCCACGGACATACTAACTAGAGGTTTTGACGTGCCTGATGTGCTG